AGCAAGTTCATCAATAATTATGTATCTTGCACAAGGTGATTATGTGGAACTCTACATAGAACTATCGGGAACTCATTCAGTATTGGGTGGAAACAGTGGTGCATACACAAGATTTTGTGGACAATTATTATCATAGGAAATAAAAAATGGATTATACAATAACATTAACAACAACAGAACAGAAATCATTGGAATACATCACACCTGATGTGGGTGATTACATAACAAATTTCTCTACAGAAAGAGCAAGACTTGCAAAACTAGAGATTCTTTCTCTATTAGTTGCACATTGTAATGCAAATAGTGTTGCACTTGCAGTCGGTGAAGATGCACAAATACTTCAAGCATACGAACTTGGAGTTGTAAGTGCAGCTTCATCAGAAATTCCTAGTGCTGGAACATTAGACTAAAAAAACTTTCATATTTCGTAAATACATTGGGGTTTAGAAGGTCTACATCTACTAAATAAATGTATAGATTTCAATAACCATTTAGACAGGACACCAAAAAATGGCAACACAAAACAAATTTGTTATAGAATACGGACTTACAGTTGGTTCAACTGAAGTAATTACATCATCAGGAAAGATTGTTGCAGCTGCAATATCTGATTTAACAACCGACAACCTTACAGAAGGTTCAAGCAATCAGTACTATGCTAATTCATTAGTAGACACTCACTTAGCAGACGCAACTTCATCTAAAACTTTGAACAATGTTCAAATAGACGGAGGTAGCATCTAATGGCAGGTGAAAAGAATTTTAATATCAAAAATGGTTTATCCATTGGTGGTGTAGAGGTAATTGACTCCAGTGGTAATATTGCTGCAGGTGGAGTAGGTGCAGCGGTTCAAGAAGCAATCGCAGACAAGATTGGTGGAATACTACAAGGTAGTGGTTCAACAACAGTCACATATGATGACTCTGCAGATACAATCACAATTTCATCAACAGGTAAAACAGAAGAAGAAATACAAGACATCATTGGTGCAGCTATTGTTACTAATGGTACTCACAGTGGTATTACAGTTGCATACGATGATGCTGGTGACGGTGCAATCGATATAACAGTTGGAACACTTAACCAAAACACTACAGGTAGTGCAGCTACATTAACTACTCCAAGAGCAATCCAAGGGGTTAACTTTGATGGTAGTGCAGATATAACAACATTGACTGCAGGAACAGGTGTTGGGGTTTCAGGAACTGAAGTCTCAATCGGACAAGCAGTTGCAACTTCAGACAAACCTTCTTTTGCAGGTATTACATTAACTGCTGACTCAGATATTACTGGTCATATTGTACCTACTGCTGATGTCACATACGACTTAGGTTCTAGTTCATACCAATGGAGAGATATCTATGTTGGGCCTGGTTCATTATACGTTAATGGACAACAAGTGGTTTCAGATAACTCAGGAACAATTACTATTTCTGCAGATGATGACCAAAATGTTAGTGTTCAAACAGGCGGTTCAGGTGACATCGAATTAGATGCAACTGGAACAGGTAATATACAAATTAAAGCACCTATGCAGATACAAGCATCAAATGCTATATCTTCATCAGATGGAAATGCAATTCAATTCTCAAACTCAATTGATGTAGATGCAATAGAGTCAAGAAGCACAGACACTAACTTAGTGTTAACAGGAAATGGAACAGGTAATGTCACATTAAATGACGATGTTGCAATCACAGGAAACTTAACAGTTTCAGGAACTACAACTACAGTTAATTCAGAAACTATCTCACTTGCAGATAACATTATTGCATTAAACAGTAATTTCACTTCAGGTTCACCAACAGAAGACACTGGTATCAGTGTGACTCGTGGTGGTTCTTCTGCTAAGACACTTCTTTGGGACGAGACAAATGACAAATGGACAGTAGGTTCAGAAACTTTTGTTGCAGCGACCTTCGAAGGTGCATTAACTGGTAATGTCACTGGTAATGTCACTGGAAGTTCAGGCTCAACAACAGGTAATGCTGCTACAGCAACTGCACTTGCAACTTCAAGAACAATTGGTTTAAGTGGAGATGTTTCAGGTTCAGGTTCTTTCGATGGAACAGGAAACCTTACAATCACAGCAACAATTGCAGATGATTCACATAATCATACAATTGGAAATGTTGATGGATTACAGACTGCATTGAACACAAAATATGAAAGTGGTTCAAATGTATCATTAGGAACTATTGCTTCAGGTGCAATTACAATCACCAATGCAACAAATGCTGGTGGAACTGCAAGAAATATGTACCAATCAACATCAGCACCTGCGAGTGGTGATGGTGCAGTTGGTGATATGTGGATTCTTTACTCCTAATATAGGGGTTTAGGGTCTTTATAAATACTAACAATAATTAATGGATAACTAAATGGCAACAGGTTCACAGAAGGTCAAAACACCAACGGGTTGGAATGCAACTCAAGGTGCATGGGTAAAAACTGGTAGTACTACTTGGAAAGCAGTTGACCAAATATATGTTAAAACACCTACAGGGTGGAATAATGCATCAGGTCAAACTAGTGTACAACAACCATACCCATATATTGCTAATGCACAAAATCCGTACATTGCAAATGCTCAGCAACCTTACCCATATATTGCAAATGCACAAAATCCGTACATTGCTAATGCACAACAACCTTATCCATATATAGCAAATGCACAAAGTCCTTACATTGCTAATGCTCAGCAACCGTATCCATACATTGCAAACAGTCAGACTCCATATATTGCGAATGCAAGACAACCTTTCACCTATAATGCAACAGGTCGAGAGCCATATATTGCTAACGGACAACAACCTTATCCGTACGTTGCAAACAGTCAGACTCCATATATTGCTAATGCTCAGCAACCATATCCGTACATTGCAAATGCTAGACAACCTCATATTGCAGATGCAAGACAACCTTATATTGCTAATGCAAGACAACCGAATAATGCTAGACAACCGAATAATGCACAACAACCGTACATTGCAAATGCTAGACAACCGAATAATGCTAGACAACCGAATAATGCAAGACAACCGAATAATGCAAGGCAACCATTTACGTTCCAAGCACCGTTTACATATAATGCAAGAACACCGTTCACTTATAATGCAAGAACACCGTTCACTTATAATGCAAGAACACCGTTCACATTTAGAGCCCCATTTATTGCAAGGTCACCAAGTTCGGGGAATGGACAGTTCCCTGTTCCATATCCGTTTGGTTCTAACCCACCATTTACATTCAACCCGTCTGGCCCAGGCGAGGAACCTTAAGGAATAACTATGGCAATTGGATTTTTCAGACAACCTTCGATAGTAAACAGTCAAGTTTCAAGTAATGCCCAGCAGCCCAATAATGCAAGGCAACCTTATATTGCAAATGCAAGACAACCTTATATTGCTAATGCAAGACAACCTTATATTGCAAACGCAAGGCAACCTAACAATGCAAGAACACCGTTTACGTTCCAAAACCCGTTTACGTTCCAAAACCCGTTTACGTTCCAAGCACCGTTTACTTATCAGAACAGGTCGCCATTTACGTTCCAAAACCCGTTTACGTTCCAAAACCCGTTTACATATCAAGCAAGGTCACCGTTTACGTATAATCATCAAGTACCATTTACATATAATAGAGTTGGACGAACACCGTTTACATATCAAGCAAGACAGCCAGGCACATATAATAGAATTGGCCAAAACCCGTTTACATATAATGCAAGGTCACCGTATCCTTACATTGCTAATGCAAGACAACCATTTACATATCAGAGCAGACAGCCAGGCACATATGCTAGACAAGGACAAACACCGTTTACTTACCAAAATAGACAACCTTCTACTTATGCAAGACAAGGACAAACACCGTTTACTTACCAAAATAGACAACCTTCTACTTATGCAAGACAAGGACAAACTCCTTTCACATATCAAAACAGACAACCTTCTACTTATGCAAGACAAGGTAGAACACCTGTTATTAGATGGGATAATGATTTGAGTAATAACTGGCCAGCAACACCAGTCACCAGTTAACCACTAAATAAGTGTGTATAACACTTAACAGTTAAATATATTATGTTAGAGAAAATCACTTCTATTGAAGAATTTAAATCAAAAGCACCCACTATTGATTGGGACACCATAACTCATAAAGAACGAAATGAACTTCCTACATTTGAATTGGGTAGAATTAGTGATGGTCTAAACGTTAAAGATTCTGAACAAGAAATTCTAAAACTATGGAAATATGTTTTTGAGAATGCTCTTCCTCCTTTGAAGAAATTTCAGTGGGGAGATTTGTTAACACAAAGACAGAATAAGAAATTCATAGGATTCCAAGGATTGAGTAATCAATCTCACTCATATCACAAATTTTTACCACATGCATTTACATGTGAAAACTTTGACCATGAAAGAGGGCATAGTGGTATGGGATTGGAGACCTTCGAAGACGGAAAAAATGTAATTGATATTAGAGACTTATGTACATTGACCGAAGAAGAAAAGTCTATGGAACATGGACAAGAAGTCTTAAGTTCAATGTATTATCATGCTAGTAAAGCACATTGGTTAATACAGAGTATACAAGAAGATGGACTTTGGGCACCAATACAAGGTCTAACCACCAAACATGGAAATGGTTCATTTTCATTGCAAATACATCCTGGCTCTGTTCGTTCAGGTTGTTTTGAAGAAATGGAAGACCCTACTCATGAACTTCTAATATTCGATTGTCATAATGTTTTAGAAGACATAGACCCAATATCAATAGATGATATGTTAAAATACTGGGGAGATAAAATCAAAGATGCAGGTAAGAGAGCTGATATTGGACTTTTATACACAAATGGTGTTATAGAGTGGCAAATAGATTTTGCAAGTATTGATTTCAGAGATTATGTGTATGAACACTCAAAGAAAGTACATACCCTATCAAAGGGCAAACCTTTAAACATTTATGTTGGGTATGATTCGACACATAATGGATTGGAGAAAGTGTGTATAGAATCCATCAATGATAGTATCAGTAGGGGATTAAGTGGTGGTGCATTGATGAGTCCCACAAAATTTACACCCGAAATTAAATTACTTGACATTTCTAAACTTCCCGACTATAATAGAGAGTATGCAAATCAGTCTACTGAATTTACTTACAGCAGATTTCTAATACCACATTTAGAAAATTATGAAGGGTTTAGTATCTTTGTAGATGATGATTTCATATTCAATAGAAATCTTTTACCCATGTTCTATTATCTAAATCCCAATGATGCTGTTGCATGTATTCAATATCCACAATACAAACATGACAGTGTTAAGTTTGATGGAGAGGTCAATATAGACTACCCTAAAAAGTTGTGGTCTAGTATGATGATATTTAATAATGGACATGAAGACTGTAAGAAGTTAACACCCGAAGTTGTTAACACTTGGACTGGTAAACAATTACACCAATTTGAGTGGACAGATAAAATAAGTAAGATACCCGAAAAGTATATCTTTGTTGAGGGATATGACAATCCTAAAGAAAAGTGGAGATACAACGGAGTGCATTACACTAGAGGTGGGCCATGGATTGATGGGATGAATACAGACAGCATAAATAACTTAGAGGTATACGAGAAGTATAAAAACCTCTTGCAAAATAAAAAGATATAGTATATACTATTAGTGAGGACTACAAAATGAATAACAACAATTGTTTTATATTTACAGAAGAAAACAGATTAATAATAAGAAAACCTAATGGTTTGCAATATGAATTTGATAATGTCGACAGGCCAGAACTCGGATTTGATTATGATGTTATTGTTTATGATGACATAGAAGTTAAAGTAATTAATTGGGATGATACCAAAGAAAATTTTGACGACCAAGAACATGTACAGTTATCTTCTTCTGATATGGATGCAATAGAAAACTATATAGAACACTCAGAACCACCTTTAGGTATCACACTTGCAAATCAATTCTGCATAGAAATAACAAAACGTTGTAGACAAGAGATTGATGGTGCTTGTGAAGATGCTGGTTTTGATAACCTATTAGAAGTTCTTGTTGCAGGTAGAGAAGGGTCAAATCATCCACAAAGAAGTGTTGCAAGGCAAGTATTAGAGTTTACTGATGCAATTGCAGATGTATCTGAACAGATACAAAGAGACATACAAGTGACTAGAGAAGACCATATGAAGCATATGGATGAATATTTGAGTTATATACCAAATCATAGACAGCCATTAGATACTCTTAAATAATGTCCGACAGTCCCGAAATAGTCTTCATAGAAAGACCTTTCCAAATTGAAACATTACCCTTAAAAAACATATATGTATTAGACAATTGGTTATGTTCTGATTTACATCACTATACAGATGAACAGATTTCTAGAGGAGGATACTGGGCCAAAAGTAATGAAGTCTCAAGTAGAAGTAAAACTGGTCTACCTCATCATCAATTTTGGGGTGCTTCTGTTTTAGTTGGTTTTGATGAAAATAAGAATCCTCGATTTTCACATGAAATGGATAAACAGGAAAGTTATTATCTCAGACATTTAAATAGAAGGTTGCAGACAGAATTTGGATTCAAGTGGGAAAGGTTTCAGTATATGGGTTTAAACTCACAAACTCAAGGATTACATGGAACAGCACACTCAGATTGTTCAGATGAAGATGAATGGAATATATCGTTTTTATACTATACAAATAGATTTTGGGAAGATACTTGGGGTGGAGATTTAAGATTTTATAAAACACTCGAAAAGGGAATACAATCAAGAGACGATAATACAGAGTTTGCATCAGTTCAATTTAAACCAAATAGATTAATTATGTTTGATGGAAGAATACCACATGGTGCAGATGCACCTACATCAAAGGCAAGATACATAGATAGAAAGTCTGTAGTCATTCGTGGTGATGAAGTTAGACTTGTTGAACAGGAGGAGTTTTACGATGCCAACGATAGACTTTCATACATATAATCCACAAACAATAAAAAACTTTAAACCAATATTGGCTAAAGACCTAATTCCCGATTGGTGGAAAAAATCTAAAGTTGGAGAATATATAAACGGTCATAAACAACAAACCATAAGAGCATGTCCTGCTATGGACGATTGGTTGAATATGGGATGGTATCTTTGTGCTAATAGAGACTTTGATATAGTCTTAGGTGGGTCAAAAGATGATGTTGATGGTTTGAAATGGGCTGCAACCATAGATACAGAGAGAGATAACTTTCATGATTCAATGGAATCTCCATCTCATCCAGCAGCACAAATGTTAGAAGCATTTGCATACATGGAGAAATCAGAGAATCCACCAATCAAAGATGCATTTAAGATGAGAAACCCTTGGAGTATAACAACGCCCGAAGGATATTCAACATTTTACTTAGACCCATTTTTACATCAAAATAAATACTTCTCTACATGGCAAGGCATTATTGATACTGATAAGTTTAATAACGGAGTAGATAATGCTCAGATAATATTTTACCCTAAAGTTGACCATAACTTTACTATACTTAAAGGAACTCCTCTTTGTCAAATAATCCCATTTAAAAGGGAAGAGTGGGTTGGAACTTATGGATTAAAAACTAGTAAGTCATTTGTAGAAAGTAGTTCTAGACTTACAACTAAAAGAGATACTATGGGTATGCATGAAGGATTTAAAAGCATAGGGATAGAGGATTCAAATAATGTCACTGTAAAGACTGTTGGGCCATATAAAAAGTTGAGATATTGGAATCCTAAGAGAAAATTTTTTGGAGAAGAGAGTCCACCACCCGAGTGTCCTTATCATGTCAGTGAAGACTCACCCGAAATACAATTAGAATTACCTATAGGAGATAATGATGGCAGTTAGATTACTATTCCCAAGTTTTCTATTTCATAGAAATTTATTAGATTGTGGAGAGAACAGAGGGTTCAAAGAAGATTACTTAAATTTATTGACTACTGAAATTGATAACATGAGAAGGCAAGACCCACAAGGTAGACGAGTATCTAATCAATACACGGGATGGCAATCAAACGATGGTTGTGAAAGTTCTCCTATATTCCAAAAACTAATGAATGAAATTGTTCATACATTTAATGATGAGGTTTTACCTTTTAATGGACTAGACCCAAGTAAATCAATAGTTTCTATATCTAACTCTTGGGCAAATATAAACGATAAAGGTGCATGGAATGCTCCTCATGGTCATGCAGGGTGTTGGTATAGTGGAGTTTTCTATATTCAAGCAGATGGTGATGAGGGAGATTTGCATATGATAGATACATCTGAAAAGGTACTTAATGATTTTCCACCATGTCAAAGGACTAACACTTCATGGAGATTTCCTCCTACTAGTGGACAATTAGTTTTATTTCCAAGTGGTGCAATGCATATGGTTGAACCAAATCAAACAGAAAAGGAAAGGTATTCTATATCATTCAATATATCAATAAATCATACTTCTAATACCGCACAACATGGAGATGTACATAACTATAATCCAAATGAATTTGTTTTTGATTTAGACCAAAACGGAAACCCCACAATGAGTTGATTATCCTAAATAAGGATATGGAAATAGTAATCGACACTCATCTCTTATGGAACCTTATGATAACATTTGTGTTAGCACCACTAGGTTTTCTTATAAGAAATCTTTTATCTGAACAAAAGAGAATAGACATACTTGTTAACAAGACAAGAGAAGAGATGGCCAAAGAATATGTCACTAGAGAACAAATAGAAATAGACTTTGAAAGAATTATGGCTACTATGACAAGGATAGACGAAAAGATAGACCGTCTACAATCTAAGACTTACTTCCAAGAATAGACTTAAAATTCGTATAAATAGTATTATAGATTTAATACTGGAATACAATCATGTCAAAACCAAACTCGAAAGCAACATTCAAAGAGTATATCAAAAGAAAACTGGGTGCGCCAGTCTTAGAAATCAACGTGGATGATGACCAGTTTGATGACAGAATGGATGAAGCTCTACAATACTTTCGTGAATTTCACTATGAGGGTTCAATCAAGTGTTATCTAAAACATCAAATCACACAAGAAGAGATTGATTCGTTTAAGACAAATGAAACTCACAATGCAGCAACCACTGGAACTCAAGCAATTTCAAACCAAACATATGGTGAAGGACAAAACTATATAACACTACCCGAACATGTGTTAAGTGTTATACAAATATTCCCTTTCTCAAGTGGAACAACTTCTAATATGTTTGATGTTCAGTATCAGTTAAGACTTAATGACTTGTGGGATTTAACATCTACAAGTGTTCTTTACTATTCACAAGTACAATCACACTTATCTCTTTTGAATGATATCTTAGTGGGTCAGATACCGTTAAGGTATAATATGCATTCTAATAGACTTTACATTGACTATAATGCAAACAAATTAGTTGCAGGAGAGTTTATTGTTATAGAATGCTACAGAAAGGTAGACCCTAATGACATGACTGATATCTATGATGACATGTGGTTAAAGAAGTATGCAACTGCACTTGTTAAGTATCAATGGGGAGAAAACCTTTCTAAGTTCTCAGGAATTGCACTGCCAGGCGGAGTGACACTTGATGGACAACAAATGAAAGACGAAGCAAAAGAAGAAATTTTAAGATTAGAAGAAGAGTCAAGACTGAACTATGAAATGCCAGTTCTTGATATGATGGGATAAGCTGAATGCCAACAAACGTATTTTTTAACCATGCAGTAGGAACTGAACAACATCTTTATGAAGATTTAGTTGTTGAGTCTATGCGTTTCTATGGCCATGAAACATTTTACTTACCAAGAGAGGTCGTAGAAGAAGACACCATTCTCAATGAAGATGTGCAATCTACATTTGGTGATGCATATTCAGTAGAAATGTATTTAGAAAATACAGAAGGATTTGAAGGAGAGGGAGACCTATTCAGTAAGTTTGGTGTTCAAGTAAAAGACCAAGCAACCTTTGTAATTGCATTGAGAACATGGGAACGATTCATATCACTAGACTCTAATCTTGCAACATCTCTAAGACCTAATGAAGGAGACCTAATCTACTTCCCTCTTAGTGGTTCAATGTTTGAAATTAAATTTGTAGAACATGAAAATCCATTCTATCAAGTTGGAAAACTATTTGTGTTCAAAATGCAGTGTGAACTCTTTGAATACAGTGGAGAAGATTTCGATACTGATGTTGGTATTATTGATGTTATAGAAAATCAAAATGCCTATGCATTAGACTTAACTATGAATAGTGGGTCAGGTTCTTACACTATAAATGAACCAGTGACACTTAATGGTACTGTAGTTGGAGAAGTATCTGCATGGTCAGGTGCAACAGAGAAACTAAATCTTGTACACAACACTTCAACACTTGCAGTTGGTGACACTATTGTAGGTTCTACTTCAGGAACATCTCGTACCATTAATGCAATTACAGATGTAATGACAATGGAGAATGATGGTCAAGCACAAAACAAAGACTTCGAAGATAAAGCAGATGGGTACTTAGACTTCTCAGAGACAAACCCATTCGGTGAGGTCACATAATGTTTGGGACTCATTTTTATCATGAAACAATTAAAAGAAGTGTATCAATTTTTGGAACACTATTCAATAACATATCTGTAGTAAAAAGAAAGGCAGACGGAACAGTACTTGCTAAAAGTTTAGTTCCTATTGCATATGGCCCTAATGCAAAGTGGTTGTCACGATTAAATCAAGAACCCGATTTAAATGATGGAAATAGAAGTCAAGTAAGTCTTCCAAGAATGGCATTTGAGATGAACTCGTTTGAATATGATGCAACTAGACAACAAAACAAACTTATAAGAACACAAAAGAATTTACTAGAAACTAGTGATACTGGTAAAAGAGGATTTCAATATGCACCAGCACCCTATAATATAGGATTTACACTAGGTATTCTTGCAAATCAAGTTAATGATGCAATCCAAATCGTAGAACAAATTGTTCCATATTTTCAACCCGAGTATACTGTGACTATGAACATGATTGACTCAATGAGTGAAAAGAGAGATGTTCCTATAACACTTAACAGTGTATCAATGGAAGACACATATGAAGGCAGTTTTGAAGACAATAGAATAGTAGAATACACTTTAGACTTTACAATGAAAGTTTACTTCTTTGGCCCTGTGTATACGGGAGAGGTTATTAAGAGTGTTATTGAAAGAGACTATGTCAATACAGATGCAGGTGGATTTACAACTTCACAAATAGATGCATCAGGTCTTGTTAAAGAGGTTAAACACTATGAACCTGCATTTGGAGAGGTTGCAAATGCAGTGTCTAATAGTAATAGTGTGTCGTTTGGAACTGCAATAAATAGTAAGATAAGTGTGGGAGATGAGGTATTTGGTACTAACTTAGGTACCAACCCGACAGTCACTGCTATTGGTTCAGATAATCTTAGTGTAACATTAAGTTCTGCAATCACTATTAATGCTGACACTACACTTAAGTTTGTTGGTTCTGTAGACCCAAGTGATACATTTGTTGTTGCAGAAACAGTTACATTTTATGATGACGGTGTTGATTCTACATTTACAGAAGATAAAGTCACCGATGCGAGTTAATATATGGCAAAAATTGAAGACCAATTAGATGATGTTCTAAACATTTCTAAAGAAATAAAACAAGAAACCCAAGTAGTTAAAGTCCCTCAAAGAGTTGAGAGCATGGAGAACGACTATAAGTATGGTCGTGAGACCCTCTACAGCCTCGTAGAAAGGGGTCAGGATGCAATCGATGGAATACTTGACTTATGCAAAGAAACGGAACACCCACGTGCTTACGAGGTCGCAGGACAACTTATAAAGACCGTTGGGGATACTGCAGAAAAGTTATTAGACTTGCAGAAAAAGATGAAAGATTTAAACAATGAGAACGAAGGAGTGAAGACTCAACATAATCATTTGTATGTTGGTTCAACATCAGAGTTACAGAAGTTCCTAAAGAAAGAGAATAAGAAAGATTAATGGTTAAACCCACAAATGAAGGATATCTTGGTAATAATTTAATCAAGAGAGCAGGTATTGAACAACAATACACTGAAGATGAGTTTAAAGAATACTTGAAGTGTTCTAAAGAACCCGTTCATTTTATAGAAAACTATTGTCAAATTATATCATTGGATGAAGGTCTTGTCAAATTTAAACTTCGTGGGTATCAAGGAAATCTGATAGAACACTATGATGAAAATCGTTTCAACGTAGTTCTTGCATCCCGTCAGAGTGGTAAATCAATCACTTCTTGTGCATATCTCTTATGGTATCTGTTGTTTCATCCCGAAGTCACTGTAGCAGTTCTTGCAAACAAAGGTGCAATTGCAAGGGAAATGATATCCCGTATTGTCACCATGTTAGAAAGTGTACCGTTTTTCTTACAGCCAGGTGTCAAAATTCTTAACAAAGGTAATATAGAATTTGCAAATGATTCTAAGGTTGTTGCAGCTGCAACATCTTCGAGTTCTATTCGTGGATTGTCTATAAACCTCTTGTATCTTGATGAGTTTGCGTTCGTAGAAAATGCAGAAGAATTTTATACTTCAACATATCCCGTTGTCACATCGGGTAAAGAGTCAAAGGTTATTATCACATCTACTGCAAATGGTGTTGGTAATATGTTCTATAAGATATATGAGAGTGCAGTTCAGAAACAATCTGAATATAAACACTTCCTTATCAACTGGTTTGATGTGCCAGGCAGAGATGAAGAGTGGAAGAAACAAACCATTGCAAATACATCCGAGACTCAGTTCGAACAGGAGTATGGTAATTCATTCTTGGGAACTGGTAATACCCTTATAAACAGTAATGTTTTACTAGGACTAAGGAGTGTAGACCCTGATTGGAATCGAGATAACATAAATATATACGAAAGACCCAAAGAGGGGCATTCATATGTATGTACAGTTGATG